TCCTGACGGGCGACGCGTTCGCATTCAAGAATCGGGTGAATGGAGCCACCAAGGAACTGTTGCTGATTGATCCGGGCCTGGTGACGCCGAAGTTCAAGAATTGGACGGTCACTTATGAAGTGCGCTCGGAGGCGGGCGGCGAGGCGAAGCTGTTCCCGGCGGAGGCGATCTGGCATTTTCGGGGTCCGAGCTGGAACACGTATGAAGGGTTGGAGAGCGTGAGGCTGGCGCGCGAGGCGATCGGGCTGGCGATGGCGACGGAAGAGACGCATGCGCGCTTTCACGCGAACGGAGCGCAGACCACGGGGCTGTATTCGGTCGAAGGGACGGTGGACGAGAAAGAGTATAAGACGCTGAGGAAATGGATAGAAGACAACATCAGCGGCGCGAACAAGTGGAAAGCGCTCATTCTGGACAGAGCCGCCAAGTTTTATCCGATCGCGATGACGGGAGTGGACGGCCAGCACCTCGAGACGCGGAAACACCAGGTGGAGGATATTTGCAGGTTTTTCCGGATGATGCCGATCATGATCGGCCAGGCGGACAAGGCGGCGACGTATGCGAGCGCGGAGCAGATGTTTTTGGCGCATGTGGTTCACACGATGTGCCCGTGGTATGCGCGGGGCGAGCAATCGATGGATGTGAATCTTTTGTCCGAAGAGGACCGGAAAGCCGGGTATTACTGCAAATTCAATCCGAACAGTCTGATGAGGGGAGCGGCGAAGGACCGGGCCGACTACTACTGGAAGCGGTATCAGATGCGCAGCTTGAATCCGAACGAGATCCGGGCGCTCGAGGATGAGAATCCATATGAGGGCGGCGAGGAGTTTTATCAGGCGCCGGGAACGGCGAAGACGATTGAAGAACTGGACCAGAAGCTTGCAGCAGGGGCTAATTGAAGGAGGCGAGAGATGCGGCTGGCATATCGGAACGATGTAAACGCGAAGCTGGTGGCCGAGTATTGGGGGAAGCCCCTGGACCGGCCGGACTGGTTTCGCATGGAGGAGAAGTCGGCGGAGGAGGCGGAGGTTTTCATTTACGACGTGATCGGCTGGCCGTTCGTGCCCGCTGATGAATTTGTGCGGGCGCTGTCGGCTCTGACGGCGAAGCGGATCCTGGTGCGCATCAATTCGCCCGGCGGAGACGTGTTTGACGGCGCGGCTATATATAACGCGCTGAAGGCGGAAGCGGCGAAGCGCCAGGTGACGACCCGTATCGAGAGCCTGGCTGCGAGCGCGGCGAGCATCATTGCTTTGGCCGGCAGCGAAGTTCAGGCGTTCAAGACCTCGTGGATGATGATACACGAGCCGTACATGATCACGATCGGCAACCAGTACGAGCTGCGGGAGGATGCGGACTTCCTGGGGAAGATATCGATCACGATGATCGATGTCTATCATGGGGCGTCTGACATCGGCAAGCGCGAGATCAAGCAGATGCTGAAGGATACCACCTGGTTTACGGCGGCAGAGGCGAAGGACCGGGGGATGGTGGATGTGATCGTGGACGCCGGCGAGGCGGCGAAGGCGCGGTTTGAGCTGGGTAAGTTTGCGAATGTCCCCAAAGAGTTGCTGGCGGACGGTCAGGCACCGACGCGGACGGACGCGGACGGATCGAATGGCGAACCGACGAAGCGGACAATCGAGGCGGCGCTGCGGGAGGCAGGGCTGACTCGTGAGAAAGCGCAGGCGCTGATTGCGGGAGGCATGAGGGCGCTGGGCGTGGAGAAAGAAGAGCGGAAAAGACAGGAAGTACTGGAATCGGCGCAGGCGACCCTGAAAATTTACCAGGGCAGATGCGCATAGAAAGAACGGAGGACGGAAATATGGCGGATCTAATGGAAATAAAAGATACCATCGATGCGATGGGCAAAGCGCATGCGGAATTTGTGAAAGCGAACGATCAGCGCCTGAAGGAGATCGAAAAGCAGGGAAACGCCGACGCGGTCCTGAAGGACAAGGTCGAGAAAATCAGCGCGGACCTGAATTCGCTCGAGGCGATGAAGACGCAGCTCGAGCAGTTGCATCTGACGGTGAACCGGCTCCAGTTGCCGGGCGGGAACGGGCGGGCGCAGGACGAGCAGCGGGCGGCTTATGACGTTGACGCTCTGAAGCTGTTCATGCGGGGCGGCCGCGCCGCCGGCGACATCAAACCGGAAGTGCAGGCATCCCTGAGCACCCTGAGCGATCCCGATGGCGGCTTCACGCTGCCGAAGACGACGGAGGCGGCGATTGACCGGGTGGCGCGGACCATGTCGGCCATGCGGCGGATATCCTCGCTCATGACCATCAGCACGGATCAATATGAGAAGCTGGTGGGCCAGGGCGGCGGCGGCCACGGCTGGACGGCCGAGAAGGGGAGCCGGACCGAGACGGCCACTCCGACGCTGAAAGAGATCGTCCTCACTACCAAGGAAGTCTATGCGATGCCGGCGGCGACGCAGAAGGTGTTGGACGATTCGAGCGTGGACCTGGAGGGTTGGCTCGCGGAGGAAATCGCCGGCGATTTCACGGAAGATGAGGGCGACGCCTTCATCAACGGGAACGGCGTCGAGAAGCCATACGGGTTTGCGGCCTATATGAAAGTGGCGGACGCCTCGTATGCCTGGGGCAAGATCGGCTATCTGACGAGCGGCCATGCGACGCTGCTCGATGATCCGGATGCGCTGGTTGACCTGCAGGATGCCTTGAAGCCGAAATATCAGCAGGGCGCCGTGTGGCTCATGCGCACCGCCACCAAGACGGTGATCCGCAAGCTGAAGGACGGCGACGGCAATTACATCTGGCGGCCGGGCCTTCAGGAAGGCGAGCCGAATCTGCTGCTCGGGAAGCCGGTCGAGGTCGATGACAACATGCCGGCGATCGGGCAGAACACGTACCCGGTGGCGTATGGCAACTTCAAGCGCGGCTATCTGATTGTGGACCGCGTCGGGATTCGGACCTTGCGGGATCCGTACACGCAGAAGCCGTATGTGCTGTTCTATAGCACAAAGCGGGTCGGCGGCGGCGTGGTGATGTATGAGGCGATCAAGCTGCTGAAGATCGCGGCCTAGGGGTCGCAGACCCACGGGTCGCGGACCCGAGGTCCAAAGTCCAGGGGTCCACAGTTTGAAGACAAAACAGAAACCGACGAGGAGGTAATAGAGCATGAAGGACCTTTACAACCATGTGGATATCGCGCAGGCGGTGGCGCCGGTGCTGGTGTTGGATGCCACGGTGCCCGCGGCTGCGGAAGTTGACTTGCAGGGTTTTGAGTCGGCGGTGATCGAGGTATCCGTCGGCCTGAAAAGCGCGGATGCCGGCACGATCACGCTGACGCTGACCCATGCGGACGATGATGGAACGGGCGCGGCCGGCGATTATGCGAATGTGGCGGCTGCGGACGTGGAAGGCGTGACGCCATCGAGCGGGCTGATCCTGACGATCGACTGCGATTCCGACGACTACACGTCGCAGGTGTTCAAGTTCGGGTACGTCGGCGGGAAGCGGTTCATCAAGCTGACGGTCGCAGAGGCCGGCGCAAATGCCGCTGGCGTGATCTTGGGCATCAATGTAATCAAGGGTCATGGCGTGAACGTTCCGCCGATAAGCTGAGCAAATGAATGAATGGCAGGAGGGGGCGACCCGGGGTGATTCCAGTCTCGCGGCCCGCCTCCTCCGGCCATAACTAAAACAGGGAGATCAAATCATCATGAGAGCACTGAAATCAAAAAAACTCTTTGGCATCCTGTGCATCGTGATGCCGCTGATTTTCATTGCAGCGACCTATCCCGTGTATATCCATACGGAGATTGGCGCACAGCGCCAGGTGATTCCGAGCGGATGCAGCCTGGACGTTGAGAGCGGCGGCGTTCTCGACATAGAGAGCGGCGGCGCTTTAAAGCTGTCGGGCACTCAGGTCACTGCGAATGCGACCGAATTGAATCTGCTGGACGGGATATCCGGCCTGGCCGCTGCCGATTTTACGAAGCTGGCGGCAATCAATGCAACGGCGGCTGAGATCAACACGTTGTATGAGGTAACGGCGGGAACCTTGGCGGCATCCAAGGCGGTTGTGGTGGACTCGCAGGGCAAAATCAACACTTGGGACATGACGGCGCTTAAGATCAACGGAACAAGCATGACTGCAAGCGCTGCGGAGTTGAATTTGCTCGATGACGTGTCCGGTCTAATTCAGGCGGACTTGACGAAGCTTGCCGCCATTGATGCGACGGCTGAGGAGATCAATCGACTGAACGCAGTGACGCCCGGTACGTTGGCTGCGTCCAAATATGTCGCGGTCGGCGATGACAGCAAAATTGACACCTGGGACATGACCGCCTGGAAAATTGGCGGAACCAGCGTAACGTCGAGCGCAACAGAGTTGAATCTTTTGCATGACGTGTCCGGGCTGGCGCAAGGCGATTTCACAAAGCTGGCGGCCGTGGATGCCACTGCTGTTGAGCTCAATGCGATGTGTGACGGCGTGGTCAGATCGGAAGAGCACACGTCTGAACTCCAGTCACCGATGTATCTCGTATGCCGTCTTC